CTGCACGTCGTCCAGCAGCTCCTCCGTGCAAGCCATGCCGAGCACGGCGGCGACGTCGCGGATCTCGCCCGTCGGGATGCCGAGCCAGACGATCTGCTGCACGCCGACCGCCGCCTGCCATTGGCAGCGGGCGAAAACGTTCAGTGTGGGCTCGTGGCATTCCCATAGTTCGACGGCTTTCGCGGGTCGATGTCGCTGTGCCAGATGGGCCAGGTGCTCGGCGATGCGTTCCTCGCTGAAACCCAAGCCCCGCAGCTCGACGGCTTTGGCCTCGGGATCGACTGGCGGCGGGGCCGGCTCGAACCGCGCCCGCGCCAGCGCCCTCAGTTTCCCGCCTTGGCCTCCACGAACGTTTCGTTGAACGTGGCGATCGTCGACTTGCACAGCTCGATGTCATCGAGGATCACGGCCACGGCGTCAGCCGGCGCAATGTCGCGACCCGTCTCGTCCTGGAAACCTTCGGCGCCGACGAGCACGGTCTTCAAGAAGGCCGTCACGCGCTCGGAATCCGTGCGGGCGTCGTGCTTCGGCGAGAGGTCATCGACCTGGCTGCGCGAGAGCGTGCGAAACACACCGACGAAGCTACCCTCGTCAAATTTGTCGGTCGTCTCTGACGACGGAACGCGCACCTTCACAGTGCGCTTGAACGTGCGGGTCTTGACGTACTTGAAAGCCATGGTGTTTCTCCTGCATCGCCTGACCTGTGGAAAGAAGTGCGACGACCGAGGCCGGCAGGCGGTGAGTGCCTCGGTCGCCGTCGTCGTCAGGTGAACTTGATCGCGAAGTCGTCGTTGCCGGTCGATCCCGGCATCGCGCTGTACTCCATGTCCCAGGTCATCGCGCCATCGGCGTTGGTGAGCTTGGGATAGGCGAGCTGCGACTTGGCGCAGGTCACGCGCACGATTTTGCCGGCTACAATGCCGACTTCCGCGAACAGCACGACCTGTGTGTGGCCGTTCGCGAGCGTCCATGGATTGAAGGTCGCCAGCGCCTCCTGATAGATCGAGAAGGAGCCCATGGACTTGCGATCGCCGATGCTGGCCTGGCGCGCTTCGCTGCCTTCGTACACCTTCACGTCATTGCCCTGCGAGAGCTTGAACGAGGTCGCGTTGAGCGCGACCGCATTGCAGGACAACAGGAAGGTTTCGGTCTCGACGGCGGGCGGCGTCTGGAACGCCGTCAACGTGACGGCGGGCGCCGCGACCTCGGTCGCCTCGGCCGGCGAGATGATGCCGACATACTTCGCATGCGCCTTCGGCCACGACTTGACGCTGAAGTCGACGTCGATCGTGCCGAGCGCATAGGTGATCTTGAACAGCAAGCCGGCGTGATAGAAGTAGATCGTCGCGGTGCTGAAGCCCGACGAGATCGGGTTGTACGTGGCGCTCGTAGCAGGCGCCAGCACCTCCGCCATGCCGCAGCTCTTGAGGATCGGTGCGCACGGCGCGGCGGTGCCGACGGCCGAGGCGCCGATGAGGTCAAAGTCGAATTCGACCGTCGCGCGCTTGCCGATCAGCACGAACGGATCGGCGCCGAGGAACGGCAGGTCGATCTTGCGCTCGAGTTTGTCGGCCTCGACCGCGACCGAACCTTCCATCGTGACCATGGCGTTGGCAAGGCCGGTCGGCAAGGCATCGACGCCCGCCGTGGTTTCGAGCTTGAGCAGCAGCGTGCGCGACTCAAAAAGTTGAATTGCATTGACGGGCATGGGTTACTCCTTCGCCTTGGCGGCGGATTTGGTGGCCGTGGCCTTTGCTGCATCGGCCGCGACCTTTTCGGCGGCGATTTCCGACTTGCCCTTCGACGGGCGCGTCGGTTCTGCGGTCTGCACGAGCGCTCCGTGCGCGTCGACCGTGTAGCTGCCGCCAGTGGCAGGAAATACGGGTTGGTTCATGTCGGATACCTCGTGTAAATGACCTTGGTCGAGAAGATCAGGTCGGCTGTCACCACGGATTCGTTCGCCGGCCCGTCCTGCGCCGATTCCCAACCGAGCGCGAATTCCGCGCCCGGCGGCGTCCAGTCCTTCAGCACCGATGCCACGTTGTCGGCCAGCGTGTTCAGGGCGGTTTCCGCGTCGGTGATGCCGTCGGCGTAACGCTGCACGACGATGCGTACGGCGAGCTCGACGTTGACGATCTGGCGATAGAGGCCCGAAGCGTTCCCGCTGTTCGATGCCTTCGTGAGTCGTTGGCCGCAGACCCACACGGCGGGATAGGTCGTCCCGAACGCCGTCAGGTAATCGCGCTGGTACGACGTCGATACGTGGACGTCCGCCATCAACGGCGAGGCTTTCAGCCGGTCGGCGATGGCAGCGAGCGACAGGCGTGCATTCATGGCGTCACCGCCTCACGCAGCGCCTGGTCGATCGGCGCCATGAGCGTGTCGAGCCACGCTGCGGTAGGCGCGGCAGCGAATTCCGTCACCGGCAACAGGGGTCGCGCCGGCGCGCGCGTCGTGCCGAACTGGTTCCACCACGCGCGTGCATCGGGAAGCCCGGCGCCGATGGCGATGCTCGCTTCGGTGGCGCTTGAATCCGAGGTGATGCTGCGATACATCGCGCCGGTCGCGATCAACGGCTGCTGGCTGTGATTGCCCTTTCGCGCACGCGCGCGCAACGTGAGCGGCGCCAGCGGCGGCCATGGCGATCCGTCGGGCGCCTGCTGAAAGCGAAAGGCGTTGTAGACCGCTTGCTGCATCGCCAGCGCGACGGTGCGCATGACCTTCGGGTTTCCGCGTCCGACGGCGGCCAGGCGCGTCAGGGCTCCGCTCGCACCGGCGTCATCGACGCTGATCGCGATGGCAGTCATCCGGCCCTCGCATAGCATTCAAACAGGATCACCGTGCCGGCCGGGTTGATCGGCACGACCGGATCGACGACGACGCGCGACTGGCCGTTGTAGACGATCCGATCGCCGGGCTTCGGCGCCACGCCAGGCTCCAGCAATAGCCGGTCGTCGCCGATGGCGATGCCGGAGTCGGCAAGTGTGTGTTTGACCGTATCGGTCATGACGCCACGCGTGGCGAGGATGGCCACGTCGCCGTTCATCGCGGTACGTTTCAACGTGACGGGTTGACCGAATCGCTCGAGCAGGCGGACCGCCAGGGCGCTCATGCGCGTGTAGTCGAACCCGCTCACGAGGCGCGCTCCACGCGAAGCGTGAGCCGACCGGCACCGCGCGTCAGATCGCGCAGGAGATCGTCCACGACGGCGAATCGGGTCTGACCGCCGTTGGCGCCGGTCGCGTATTCGACCTCGATCGGTCCGACGCGCTCGCTCTTGACCTGCGCATCGAGCTGATCCGTGAACAACGCGCCGGACAGCGCGCGCAACGCGAGCTCGGCGCAGGCATCGCACACGCGGTTGACGGGCCAGACGTATTTCGCGAACGGTAGATCCGCGATCACGCGCGGCCATGCCAGCGCTTGCGTTGGCGTCAGCGGCTCGCCGGCCCAGGCATAGCGTGCGTCGAGGTATTGCGTTGCTCGGCGCAGCGCGGCTTCCTTCGCCGCCGCCTCCGCGCCGGTCCACGCGCTGTTGCCGAAGGCCGCGTGATAGGCGTCGGCTGCCGCCACGGAGAGATAGCTCTCCGCGTCCGCGCGACCCGATCCGTCTTCGACGATCAGCGCCATGGCTCAGGCCTGCTGCCAGCCGTAGGCGGCGTAATTCGCGAGCTCGTCGGGATGTACGCTCGCCGTCTTGCCATCCCGCGTCATGCGCACAAGCGCGACCGGCGCATCGTTCGTCTCAGGGTTAGCGGCAGCGGGCACGACCTCGTCGGAATGCGCGTCGGCCGTGATGTCGGGTTTTTTCTTGCTCATGGCATTCTCCAGTGCGCCGGGACGCATGGCCCCGGCGCATTCGGAACAGTGATCAGCCGATCAGGAGCGCGACGTGCTCGGGCTTGATCACGGACACGCCCCAGGCGAGGCCGATCTCGAACTTGAGCTGGCGATACTGTTTGTAGACGCGGACCTCGAACGTGAGTCCCGATACGGGATCGGTCAGCAACATCACGTCGTCGGCGCTGTCGCCGATCGTCTGGCCGTTCACACCGAGCGGTGCCGCCGGCGCACGCACGGCGAGCACGATGGCCGAGCGCGAAAACGCAACGTTCGGGACGTAGCTGTTGCCGACCGTCAGCGCGGCATCATCGGCCACCGCCTGGCGCAGGCCCGGCTTGCCGACCGCCAGCGAGCCGCCGGCCAGCGCCGTATTCACGACATACTTGTTCGTGTCGCCGTTGAGTGTCACGATGTCGCCGGCCAAGATCGTGCCGGCGCCGGTATCGACCGCCAGCGCCGTCGCGCCCGCGGCATAGCCGCCGCCGTTGTTGATCAGGTAACCCGCACCGCTGCCTTTCGTGTGCAGCACGATGCCGGCCGAGTTGCGCAGTGCGAAGCCCTGCACGCGATCGGTCATGCCGTTGCGCAGCATGTCGGACGAACCGGCCTCGTTGACCTTGAACAGCACGGACTGCTTGCCGCGCAGGTTCGCGATCGCCGCGCTGCCGAGTGCGAGCTGCAAGTCGCTCTTGGGCGCGCCGTTGTCTTCGAGAATCTTGAGGACGCCGGCAAAATCGGACAGGTCGCCCGCGGTACCAAACGGTGCCGTTCCGGCCGTACCGTAGGCGCGCGAGGCGCCAACCTTCGCCGCGATGGCGAGGTCGAGCTCGATGGCGTTCGCAAGTTTGCGAAAACCGTCGGCGAACTGGTCGGCGAGCACCTTGTTATAGGTCCCGTTGGTGCCGATCGCCCGCTGTTCCTCGCCCGACCACTTGATCGGCGCGGCTTTCGACTTCGAGATGACGATGTCGGCGTAGCCGACGGTCGTGTCGCCCGTGTTCGCCGGTTGCTGACCGGCCGCAATGTCTTCGAGCGCGCCGGCTTCGCCGAGCGGTACGCGGACGGTCTGTCCGACGGCGGCACGCTCGGCATTGCTGTCGGTGCGCACGGCGGGAATGAAACCGATCATCTCGCGCGACACCGTGTTCAGTGCCTCGTAGAGCGTCGGGATAAGTCCGGTCAACGTATTGGCCATCGGGAAAGTCCTCGGTTAGGCGTTCAGTCGGTGACCTGTCCGCCCGCTTTGACGTGGTCCATGCGTTCCGCAGGGCCGAGCGCGTCGAACGCGGCGCGGTTCAAGGTCTTGGTGCCAGGCTTGCCGCCGCCGCCCCCAGGGGCGGCGCCGGAACCCGGCCGGTTGTCCGCGCGCAGGATCGAGTCCTTGCGCGGGTACGCATCCACGAGGATTTCGATGGCTTCGTCGAAGTCGGCGGCGGCTCCGGGGTTCTTGCGACTGAAGATGGCGTTACCATCCGCGTCGTAGGCCTTGAGCTTGCCGCCCTCCACCTTGAAGCGGCTGCCGAACGCGGCCTGGGCGAGATCGGGCGGGAGCACCGTCTTGTCGGCGATGTACTTCGAACGGGCAAAAGCACCGCCAACGATCTCGCCGTAAAGCTGCTGCTCCAGTTCCTTGGCTCGCTTGTCCGCGTCGGTGAGCTTTGCCTCCCAAGCCTTGTTGATTTCGGCCTTCACCGTTTCGATCTGGCCCGCATCGACCAGCTTCTTCTGGTCGAGGTTGGCCACGGTCTGCAGAGCCTTGCGCGCCACGTCGGGATCCTCGATCCCGTCGAACGCTTTCAGCTTGGCTTCGGCCGCTTCCGCACGTTCGCGGTGCGACTTCGCCTCGGCATTACGGGCCTTGATCGTGGCGAGGGTTCCGGCGGCGTCGAACGGCGCCTCCTTCCCGTCGTCATGGATGTAGACCGGCATGCCGTCCTGCAAAACGGCTTGACCCTTGTCGTCGAGCTTGAGCTTCATCGCGGTCCTCTCGGGCATCCGCCCTGGATTCGTTTGGCCATCCGGCCGGGCGCCACGCGGGCGTCAGCCCCGCGGCTGTGCGAGCGAGAGGGTGCGGATCCGAGGTGTTGACTTGCTACGGGGTCGAGTCAACACCCCATTGCAGCGCTATTGGCGGACGAGCGCGCGCAGTTCGCCGAGCGTCAGAAGCCGCCCGGATTGATGGATGAGATCGGACAGCGTGATCACGCCGCGTCGCCAGAGATCGGCACGTCCCTTGCCGAGGACAGCCGCCTGCTCGTACGGCGCCAGCGTATCGAGCCAAGCCGCGAAAGTATTCGCCGTCGTGCCACCCTCGGCGGGCAGGCCATTCGGGAACTTCATCGGCAGCAGAATGCAGCGGCACCACCAGTGCGCTGGCGGCGGCTGACCCAGCGGCAACGCATGCCCGATCGGTTTTCCGGCGAGCGAATAGAGCTTGCCGGCGTGAACCGCGCAGGCCGGGCACACCTTGGCGTCGAGGATCGCGTGCCAGCGCACGGCCTGTACGCCGTTGGTGCGAAACGCGGCGAGCCGCGCTTCGGTGGCGGCCGAGTGAACGCTGGTGTCGACCAGGGCACGTGCCTGCCGGCGTGCGATATCCATGACCCCGCCACGTTCACGACCCCGTGGCCCGCTGCCGACGACGCGTGCGATCACGGCCATCTCGTCCGCACCCGCCGCCAAGGCGGCACGAACCTCGCTCGCGACGCGCCACGACGTATCGCCGGCCTGCTTCATCCAGGCGTCCCGCGGCACGGCACCGAGTACGAGCAGACCAGCCTGCACGGCGGTAAGGGAGGCCGGTGAAAGTTCGCGCGTGAAGCCGGATGCCCGCACGGCGAACTCGGCCTCGATCGCAATCAATGCCTCGAGGCTGGCGAGCTGATGATCCGCGATCGTGGCGTAGCGGCGGCGAATCTCCTCGTCGAGGATACGCAGTACGCGCGCGATGACCCGCCGTGAAAGGCCGGTGAGCGCGGACTCGAGCAACAGCGACCGCACGGCGGCCATGAGTTTCACGAGCTCACCGTCGACCTCCTTCGCAAGTGCGTTGGAGACGCGAATCAGCGCGAGCCCATGCGCGATATAGCGGTGCTCCAGCGTCGCCGCGTCGACCGTCACGGCGCAACGTCACCCTGCTCGCGGATCCGCTCCTGCTCATCGTCCCACTCGACGTCGTCGGCGACGAGACCGCGACGTTTGGATTCGGAGAACACGGTCGCGTACGACAGCGCGCCCTCGCGGGCCATGCCGAGCAACGTGTTCATCGACTCGGCTGGCGCCATTTCTGCATCGAGGTTCGGCTGCAGCTTGACCGTGCCGCCGCTCGCCTCGCCGCGATAGGCCGCGATGACGTCGAGCACGAGTGCGAGCGTGTCTTCGAGCGCCATCGCCATGGCACCGAGCGTCGAATTCTCGCGTGCCGCCTCTTCGTTGGCCTGCGAGGCCGTCTTGGCCTGTCCGGCCTGCGGTGCGAGCAGCTTGGCGCCCGCCTGCCGCATCTCCTCCTTCAGCGCATCCAGCGATTCGCGGCCGGCGCCGATGGCCGCGCCCGTGTGTTCGACGAACTTCATGTCCGCACCCGCCGGCAAGCGCACGGCGTGCTTGGCGCCGATCACGATCTCGTCGCTGTCATTGACGCCGAACATGGCCAGGATCGGCACGCTGGCCGTATCGACCAGCGCATCGTTGCTCGACTGCATCGAGATCGTGATCGCGTTGAGGTAGGCGAGCTCGCGCAGCGGCGGTTCGGCCTGCAGCAACCCCGTGCGCTTCGTGTAGAGCGTCGCCAGCGGAATACCGTTCACGCCGGTCGCAACGTCCTCGGCCACGACCCACACCTCGCCCTGTTTCTCGAACGTGCGGACACGGCCGGGCTCGTAGACGCGAACCTGCGACACCTGGCGCTGACCGAACTCGCCGTCATCCTCGATGCGGCTCCAGGCGATGCGGACCTGCGCGAGTTGGCCGCCGGCGTCGATCTTCCAGCCGAGGATCTGTCGCGGATGGATCTGGATCAGGTACGGCCGAACCTTGCGCTTGACCTGATCTTCGCGGGTGCGAACGCCGTCGGCGCGCGGGCTTTCGACGAGCACGTGCGAGAGGCCGTACGACAACGCTTCATCGAACCAGTCTTTGGCGAACACGTGCAGATTCCGCCCCTGCAGATCGACGTCGGTGACGACCTCGTCGCGGATCCACGCGGAGACCGACTCACCGACGACGAGAGGTTCAGCGAACACGCGCCCCGTCATGGTCGCGACCGTTTCCGTGAAGGCAGGAAAGAGCGTCGTCATCGCGAGCCGACGCTGGTAGTCGCCCTGCTCTTCGAGCTTGCGGCGTGGCAGATACTTTTCGCCCGCCGCGCGCATGCCGGGCGTACCACCGCGCAGCGCGTCGATGAGGCTCCAGTCCTCGGCGGCTTTCGATGCGGCGATGTCGGCCTCGTCGACCTTTTTCATGATTCGTCCCTCAGATCGCGAGTTCTTGCGTCGTCGCGGTGCGCGACGCCTTCAGCACGCGGTAGCGCGTGGCGTCGTAGTCGTGGTCTTCGGCGTCGGTGTCGACGTCGTCGGGATTGGACGCGGCGCGTGGCAGCACCGGCAGGTGCGCGATGAGCTGGCGGCAGTGGTCCATCACGTAGAGCGCCGGCGCCTCGGGCGTATCCTTGCCGGCTTCCTTGAGACGCGATCGCAACAGGTCGAGGCCGATCTTGCGCGTGCCCGGCGCCTTGTCGGACGACTCCCAGCGAATGCCCGCCGACTCCATCTCCTGCGCGATCGTCGGCGTGCCGGGTTGCGCGACAGCGCTGATCTGGTTGTCGGCTGGACCCGGCTTCGGCCGCGTCGCAATCCACTTCTCGGCGATCAGTGCGAGCTCGCGCTCGACGATGCCTTTCGCGATCTCGCGCGCTGGCAACTTGAGGCCCTCGTTCGGACCTTTCGCGCCGTACCATTCGTGGAACAAGACGAGCGAGCCGCGCGGCGGCGCCCAGCGAAGCTCCGGCGCGAGCTGCGCTTCCGTGCCGTCGGCCTGCGCCCACCACAATGCCGAAAATGGCTTCGAGCTCCCCCAATCGAACGAACGGTCGAGGGTCCAGCTCGACGGGACGACGAAGCGTGGCACGATGACGCGCGGTGACCAGACGTCGTCGAGCGCGCCGCCCGACACGATATCCCAATCGCCGTCGAGCATCGCCTTGACGAGCGCGGGATCACCGAGACCCGCAAGACGTGCCGCGTACTCGGGATCGTTCTTCGTCATCGTCGGGTTGTCGGACAGGCGCGCCGGGATGAACTGCCGAACGAGGCCTCCCTCCTCGACCGGCATCTTGCACCGCTCCATTGGGCGCAGCAGCGACACCCAAAACGCCTTGACCCAGTTGTGGCCGGGGCCGCCGGGATTCGCGCCGCAGACAATGCGAGGAAAGAGGCCGGCGAAGGATGCCGGCACGACCAGCCCGCCGAGACGGACGCGGCCGCGCAGGTAGCGGTAGATCGATTCGGTGAAGTGCGTGAGCTCGTCGATCAGCAGGACATGAATTTCCGCGCCCTGATAGTCGTACTTGTTCTTCTCGTATTGGCAATGGCAGAGGTGGATCTTCGACCCGTTCCAAAATTCGATGAAATTCTTGGAATAGTTGATCTTGGCCCAGCCCGCGTTCACCCAGAGCGCGAGCAGCCCAGGAAAGCCGGTCGGGCCTTCCATGTGGTTCTTGTACAGGTCCGGAAACTCGCGGCGGAACAGATAGACCTGCAAGCCGGGGATCGACGCGCACCACACGATCGCCGCCACGCGCAGGAGGTGTGACTTGCCGGGGCCGGCAGCGCCGCCGAACAGCACCTCGGTCGCCGGCGTCTCGAACGCGAGCGTTTGCTTCGCGTGCAGCTGCAGATCGAGCGCGTTGGCGCCGCCATCAGCCATCGCTGCGCGTTACCGTCAAGTTGATCACCGGCGCCGACGTCTCGACCTTGCCGGAGTGCTCGTGCTTCTCGATGAACATGCCGAGGTGCTTGCCGAGGCGGTCGAGCGCGGCGACCTTATCGGCGAGCTTGATCGATACGCCACCGGACGCGGTTTCCTTGACTTCGACGATCGCGCGCCGGCGTGCGGCATCGAGCGTTGCGCTGTCCTTAAGACGCACGCCGTTCGGGCCCCATTCAACGAATTCCGCGAGATCGGCGAACGCGATCAGTTTCAGCTCCTTGATCACCTCGCTCGCCGATACTTCCGCCTTCTGCGCACTCTTTGCGCGCAGTGTGCCGATGTAATCCTGCACGGCCTGGTACGCGGGATCGTTCAGCAGCTTGTAGCCTTGCTGCTCGGCGCGCTTGTCCGAATACCCGGCCGCAAGCGCGGCACGCCGGGCCACGCCATGCGTGACGTAGTCTTCGGCGAAAAGACGTTGCTTTTCGGTCATCTCGCGCATGGCGACCTCATCGCAGAACGCCGGCGCGTTGCGCCCGCTCGATACACTCGACGCAGAGCCCGCGGCGCAGCTCGCAGCGATCGCGAAAGCCGGCCAGCGCGACGAGCGCTTCGTCCTCGCTGTACGGATCCGCGGTCACGCGCGGCGGTTTCTCATCGCACGGCTGCTTGCACCGCGGATCGCAGTGCGTGTCGAACACGGGCCGCTCAGTCGCGATAACCGAAGGCTGCGTTGAGCAACCTGACGCGATCAGGATCGAGACGGTACCCAGCAGGAACAGGATGGTCGCGCGCATGGTCGCGTAGCCTCTGGCGAAGATCGGTGTTGTCGCGTTCGAGCGCCGCGAATCGGGCATCGGCAGCGACGGTGGCGGCCGTGGCGTCGGCATCCGCCTGTGCCTGGCGACTGAGGAAGTCGAGCAGCGCATTGCGGTTTGCTGCCTCGACGTCGTGACGATAGTGATCGAAGCGCGTCTGCACGCGCGCCGCGCCTGCAGCGTCACCCCGGTCGTAACCCAAGTCGTAGACGCGCCATTGCGCATACGCCAGTGTCAGCACAGCGCCGAGCACGAGCCAGGCTTTGATCGGCACGCCCTTGAGCCATGCGATCGCGGCAAGAACGAAGCTCACGGGTTCGTCCTCGCGCCCCAGGCCAGCAATAGCTTTTCGAGCACCTGTGCGCCGGCGATGCCGAGCACACTGCCCAAGCCGTAGATGGCGCTCGACGGCAAATCCGTGAAATAACTCAGTGCGGCCAGCGCCGCCGTCGACGTCGCCGCACCGATGATCGTGCGTCCGATTACGATGCGCCACGTCAGCACTTCGTCGCTGACAAGCAGCTTGCCGAGGCCGATCAACGCGCCCATCAGGGCGAGCCATACAATGGTGCGTTCATGGTCCTGCATGCGCGAGCTCCGCGTAGACACGCTCGATGCGCTCCACGTAAGTAGTGGTTTCGTGGGCGTTCGCATGGCCGGTGACCTCCGACAGGCGCGCGATGATGTGGGGATAGTCCAGCGCCCCTCGCGCGCGCTTTTGGGCCTTGATCAGGTTTCCGAGCCCGGCGTTGTAACTGGCCTGGGCGAGACGGCGCCGGTCGTCCTCGGATCGAGGCATCGACCTCCACTTCGTGCGCAGCAGACCCATGTACCAGGCCGCGGCACGAATCGCGCAGCACGCCTCGAATGGCGTTGCCGTCGCGGGAAAGTGGAGCGCCGCGGCCGCGTCATCCCACGTGCCAGGCATGAACTGGGCGATACCCTGCGCGCCCACGGGCGAAACCGCATCCGCTTTCAGCTCGCTTTCTGCGAACAGCTGCGCCTTGAGCCAACGCCAATCCCATTGCGGCAGGAACTGTGCCGCAGCGCGTTCGATGTCGGAATCGTACGTGGAGGCAATCACGGCACGCACGTCACTGGCCCGGTCCGTTCTTGACCGTGGCCGAGCACGCCGATGCCTTACAGCTCGACGCGCTCGATGCACCGAGCGGCGCATGGATCACGTTCAAGTAATACCGCTGGCCCGCGCGCAGGTTGCAGCGGTTGCCGCCGGCGTAGTCGACGATCGTGCCGAGGTTGCCCTCGCTGTTGCCGCTCAGGCCGCAGCCCTTGGCTTGCTGCGCCAAGCTGCGAAAATCGCCCGGACATGTACTCACCGACATGGAAAACGTCGCGCTCGTTCCGGTAAAAAGCGATGCAAACTTGTGCAGCGTTTGCGGTGACGTGCCCTCAGGCACGGTGAATTCGAGCGCAAGGTAGGTGCTGCGCGGGATGACAAACGTTTTCGGTCCGGCACGGCCAGGCCAGTCGCCGTACACGTTCGAGAGCTGAGTCGCCTCGACGTTCGAGCCCGAAACGGAAACGCGCGCGAGCCGCGTCAGTTCGGCCGGCGGCGTCGCTGCGGTGCAGTCGACGGTACCAGCCGGCGGTGATGGCAGGGGCGCGACGTAACCTGGGCAGCCCGGCCCCCATTCGCCTTGCGCCGCAAATGCGCCGGCGACGGCCGTCACCTTCGTCGCCTGAAACTGGCAGACACCGGCTGGCGTGGTTAGCGGAATCGGCGTCGCCGCATGCGCCGGACTGAGCGCGGCGGCGCACACGACGAGCATCGCAACGCCGAAGCACAGCACGAGGTCGGTGAGGGTCGGGACAGCGGTGTTGCGTTTCATGGTGACGCGCTCCTCGCGGAATGAGTTGGCGGTCACACGGCGGAGATCGCCGGTCGGCGCTCCGATCAACCCGCTCACGGAACTCGACATCGGCGCCTGCAACGCAGGAGACCGTGCCCGCCATGCCGGGGTTTTGCGACGGAGCTTTCGCCACGCCGATGCCCGGCACTCCCGGCTTACCGGAAACCCGCCTATGCGGCCGTGGGCAGGATCGGCGCCGGGGGCGTTGACTTCCCATCCCCCCGAGTCAACACGCGGTGCACGAGCGCGACGTCGAGGTCGAAAACGCGCGCGATATGGCGATAACTCAACCCGCCGGCGCGGGCCATCACCATGAGCTCGTTGCGGCGTTGGCGCAGGGCGCGCTCAGCGATCTCGGCCGCTGCCGCGGCGTCATCGACGCGAACGCCGCGGGCTTTGAGCTCGCGCAGCACTTGGTGATATAGCGAGCCCGTGGACTGCGTCATGCGGCTTGCCTGAGAGGTTCGAGATTGAGCGCCACGAGGGGCGCGGCGACATCGATCCAGGCTACGAGCAGTCCGCCTGGAATCGGCAGCCGGCGGATCTGCTCACCATGATCGATCAGCTTGTCATCCAGCCACACGCCGGCGTGCGTGAGCGAGTCCTCGGCCGCCTTGAGCAGGTTTGAAAGATCGCGAGTGCGCCGATCTGGCGGTGCGCATTCGAAGGTCACCTTCAACGGGCACGACAGCAGCGGCCGGCGACGCAGCTGCTCCAGCACGACACCTTGAACCGCTACCCTGTAGGCGCGCCCCTCGACCGAGATCAGATGTCGGCCAGCGAGCGGACCACGCGTCGGATGACGCCAATATCGATTCGCGCTCGGCGGCCATGGGAGGACGAGTCGGATCATGCGACGAAGGCTAGGTGCTTCGCGGCGCGTGTCGTCGCGACGTAGAGCGCGCGGTTGTAAGCGAAGTCATCACGCATGGTCTCGACGTCGTTGAGATCCACGATCGCGGTGTACAGCGTCGAGCCCTGCGACTTGTGCACCGTCATCGCGTAAATGTGCCGCACGTTGGCGAAGTCGTTGCGCAGGCTCCACGCGCGCGCGATCAAACGCCGTCGCTCGTCGTCCTTGGCGCTGTCGCGCTGGGTCTGTAGCTCTGTCTTGATCCGCGCAGCGTCGTTGAAACATCGGCTGACCTCGCGCTGGACCGTCATCGCATCGACCGGCACCCAGACCGTGACGGCGCTGCCGTTGTCGCGTTCCAGCACCAGACGCCAAGCCGGGATCGCATCGTGCTTTGGGTGCGCATCCTCGACGATGCTGCGGACGACGAGTTCCTCGCTGTTGAACAGCGCGACCTTTGGTGCGCGCGTCGGATCGCCCTCGATCGCTGGCCGCGCCTCGTGAGATTCCTGCATGATGACGGTTTCGCCCGGCGCGAACGGTGTCTCGGCGCCATGCAGTGCGGCATGGATCTCGGCGTTGTAGCGCAGGACCGTGGCGTTGCGAAACGCGAGGATGCGCGTGTCGTGCCCGTCGCGGATGTCGTGCAGCGCCCAGGACGTGGCCGTTTCCGCCCCGCCCGTCGTGAACAGTGCATCCGCCGGGGCCGGTGGTACGAGCTTGGCCAGCGTGGCACCCTGCATCCGCTCGCCGGCCTCGATCGCGGCGCGGATATGCATGCTGAGCGCGATGATCGGATTGTCGGCGGCCTGGCGTACGACGTCGGTCAGGACCGCCTTGTGCTGGACATGCGAGAACGTCGGCGACGGATCGGTACTGTTCTCGACCGGCGGCAGCTGCGCGGGATCACCGACGAAGAGGACGCGCGTCGCGTTCGATGTCGCCGTCAGCACGATCCGGGAAAAGAGGTCGCGCCCGACCATGGAGCACTCGTCGATGATGGCAAGATCGTAGGCATGCAGCGAGCTTTCGCCCGACGCGACGCATTCGTGCCGGCCGTCGTCGCGCTCCTGTAGGCGCAAGCCCAGGAACGAATGGATGCTCCCGAAATCGACCGTGGCACCGATGTCGTCGCCGATCTTTTCCTTGAGCACCGCGACAGCTTTGTTCGTCGGTGCCGCGACCGCAACGCGCAGGCGCGGCGCCAGCGCACGGATCAGTTCGCCGACGAGCGTGGTCTTGCCGGTGCCGGCATAACCTTCGAGCGTCATCATCCGTGCGCCGTGTCCGCCGGTCGCGAATGCGAACGCGGCGTCGTAGGCGGTGCGCTGCTGCGACGTCAGCTCGAGGCGACGCGGCAGCGTGTGGACGGCGGCGTTCATGGCGATTGTTTCCTCCGCGATAAAGATAAGTCGGTGTCTTACGTGTCTGACCTACGAAATTCGGGTCGCCAGCCCTTTAAATGGCTCAAAAAACAATCTTCGTAAGACATAAGACCTATAGAGGTTTTTCCCTTTTTCCCTATAGGAGCGTCTTATGTCTTACGAACGGCGCCAAAAATTTGAAAATCCGTAGAAAAAGACGTAAGACACCCCCGTCTTATTTCGTCTTATCTGTCTTACGAATCCGGCGAAGTCGATGTTCATGCGACGGCCTTGAGCTTGCGGGTGACGAATCGCGCGGCGACGAGCACCTTCTGCTGCCGCCCCGGCGGAACGATTTCCACGATGTCGCCGTCATCGATCAGCATGTCAACCAGTTTCTGGCGCTTCTCGCGATCGGTGATGCGCTTGTACGGCCGGCAATACATCGGCAGGTGCGATCGCGGCATCCCCTGCCCCTTGCGCGCCACGATGACCTCGAGCACCTTCTGCGCGGCATCGGGCCGGCCGTCCTCGCTGCCGAGGACTTCGCAGCGTTCCAGCCATGTTCGGGTGTGGCGCATGACCCACGCGCATGCCCAGGACAGAATCTCGCGCGTCGCCTCCGGTTGCGCCGGCTGATACCAGGCACCGAGCGTGATCGCGAGCCGGACGAAGGCCTCGCGCGCCGCGAGTAGCGTCGGCCGTGCTCGCGGCTCGGTGCTGATGCCGTCGATCGCAGCGAGGTATTCGCCGGCGTCGACCGCGAAACGGACCTTGACGAGGTGCGGTTTCAGGCCCGGCGAGGATCCGAACAGTTCCTGCTGCGAGAAGTCGCCGCGCTGCGCCGTCAACCGACGCAGTTGCTGCAACGCCCGGATCAGGGATTCCGGCACTGCGGTGACCTGCGGCGCCCGCTCCACGGCGCCGGCGGCATCGACGATGACCGCCATCTGATGCGCCAACAGCCCGCGCTGTGTCTCCGACTTCTGCAACAGCGCACCGATCTGATCGAACGTGCTGACCATGAGCAGCGTGACGGCCGGGTTGTAGACCACGAGCTGATCATCGGTCGCCGACTTGAGTCCGGCTTCGGCCGGACTGTCGATGTAGAGCGCCTTCGCGTCCCACGCTTCGGCCAGCAGCGTCATGGCGTGATCGAGCACGCCCGAAGGCTGGCGCTTGGCGAACTGCAGCAACTGCCCGAAGTCGTTCGCGACATGCAGAAACGCCGGCGATTTCGACAGCGCGCCGTAGACCGCGCTCGGTGCGTTGATGCGCGAGCCTCGCAGCATGCGGCGCATGCCGGCCGCGGCGACGATCTGCGTCAGCGCATCGCGCGCGTAGCCGACGTAGTGCACGGCTTCGCCAACGAGACCGAGATAAAGATGGCAGGGCTCGCCGCGCTCGCCGACGTAGATGCGCGACGCGCCGAGGGAGGCCAGGGCCAGCACGGCCTGGCGCGTTGCGTCGGGATGCGTCGTCGCGTAGGTCGATTCGATCCAGCGCACGGCCTCCTCGAGGACCGGCACCGGAATCGGTGTCGACGCCGGCGGGGCGTCGGGCTCGACGATCACAATCGACGCTTGCTGGTTCGCGGCCGCGATGGCGCGGCTGACGTCGTCGCTGAACTGCTGCGCCGGTGCGCTCGCGGGATTGACCCAGCCGGCTTGCTGCGCCATGGCGAAGATCGCCTCGACGTGCAGTCCGTTAGGCTTGTTGGAGAACGAGTTCCAGACTCGGCGCTGATCGGCCGGGTTGTACTTTTCCGAGAGCTGCGACCATTCCGTCCATAGCCCGAAAGCGTTCGGTGCGGCGGTGGAATGCAGTGCCATGCCGACCTTGACCCAGGTGTCGCGGTCGTCGGGATCGACGTGCGCGAGCGCGGAGCGCAACTCGATGACTTGCCTCGGTGCGATGAAGCCCCCACCAACGCGCGCCGACATCGCGGTCGCGGACGACGTGACCGCTTTTTCGGCGAGCCAGTCCGGTGCGGTGGCAATCGCAGCACCATCGAGCGGGCTCGACGACGCCTCCCAGGCGTAAGCAATGCCGCTGATGTGCCGCGATGGCTCGACCACGATATAAGCGCCGTCACCGCGTTTGAGGTCGAGGCCCTTGCCGAGCTTGCCGGGGTACGTGGCGCCAGCGGTGGCGCGGTAGACATAGTGATTACCGCCGCCGCCCGTGAGCGCGAGCCAGGTATCCGGCAACTTGCCGCGTTCGGCTTCCACGGATTCGAGAGTGACGTCGCCGCCATTGCGGGGATCGACGTCGACGACGACGAGCCCGCCGAGCGCGAGCCCGATGTTGGCGTCGGGCCATTGCTGCCACCACGCCGCGATGGCGTCAGCATCGGTCGAGGCATCTTTCACACCAGCCATTGTCAGCGGGTGCTTCGCGCGGCTGCGGCATTCGACGTCACCGCAGCTGCACCCGAGTACGCCGTCGCGCTCGATCGCCCAGTGCAGCGGAAACACGGCGAGACCGATCGCGGCGTAGGCCAG